CACGGCTCGATGTCATACCGTCCGTCACGGTTCGGTTCAATCAGGCTCTTGTCGATGACAACCTGCGGACCCGAACTGATCTTGGCGTTCTCGACGATTACATCCCACATCCCTTCAGCAACACGCTGCTGATCTTCGTTAAGAAGTGGCAGACCAAAGCCAAAGATGCACGAGGGGTCATCTTCCCACACATCAACAGCGTACGGAACGGAGTCAGTAGTCTCAAGGTTACTCAACTCCATGCGGATGATCTTGCCCGAGCAAACCCAGACCTCTGCCCAGAACGATTCAAACTCGCCCGAATCGGGGGGAAGGTCTACACCCATCTTGCACAGACAATCGCGATCAACCCGCCCGTGGCGCTCGATTACCAGCCACTTGTCCTTGAACAGATCGGAGTTCATGAACGAGTACGGGGGAATCTGGGACTGGGCAACGAAGTCCTTCTTGTTCTCTACCAGAATCTCTTGGATAACTTCGGGGAAGTAAGCGGGATGCTTCTGCAAACGGAGAAGATCGCGCTTGCTCATCGGATGAATCTCGATAGCGTCCTCTGCTGACGCGATATCCTTGACTGTCATGTCCGGATAGAACATCCACGGATCAACGCGCTTGACACACGGGATGTATTCTGGCGTAAGCTCTGGGATACGCACAACCTTCTGGTTGCCCATCTCGTCAAGCGTCAACTCTTGCCGCCAAATCTTCTTCAGCTTGCCCGAGTTGATTGGACCTTTCAGGATACCCGTACCAAGAATGGCCATGTCGTACATAGCAAGCTTGCACTCGCGCATGTAGTCCGTGGCTTCAAGCTGATCCTCAATAACATCTTCCATCTGCTTGACAGCAATAGACGGATCGACGTTAGTGTCAATCTCCGGCACTTTGTCTGGCAGCAAACCCCAGTTCTTTTCGCCTCCACCAAACTGCGCGCTAATCAATTGAGATACAGCGGTCTTTACCTTGGGCTTGATGATGTTCAGCCGAATCTTCTTACGCCCCCGCTGAGAGGCGCTGTCCGCTCCCGGCTCCGGAAACACCGGACGATAGATAGGCGTAGCCAAAGAGCCCATGTGCAGATCGCGAGAGAGCGTCCACTCGTTTTCCTTCTGGGAACGCTGGCTCATACGCTGGCGCAGGGTAGTCTCGATCTCTGCGGCCAACTGATCCATAGCTTGCTGCTTCTCCGCTTCCAGCTTTAGGGCTTCAGCAGCAATAGCCTCAAGAATAGCTTGTGCCTCTTCTGGAGAGGCTTGCACTGCGAGCATCATAGCGTCGCTAGGCGTGTTAGAAATCAAACCGTCTTCCATGCGAAGCTCCTGATGTGGTCTTTGTAGTGGGCTCGACTTGAGCAATACGATCTTTAGTCATGATTCCGTAGCGGGTAGCGTCCATCAAGTGGTCGTTAGTCTTCTTGATGCGCCCGTTCTCGTAGATGTACGTCATGAACTCCGCAAACCACGACGGCAGCGACTTGAACACTTTGAGCTTTCCAGTACTTAACAGTTCCCAAACAGCCCCAACCCCTGATTCGACGTTGTTGTTAGCTGGGATAATCTGCAAACCCAGATCGCGGTAGATTTGCATTAGCTGCGTACCGTCCTGCTGGTTACGCTGCCTAGCTCCGGGGTCTACAGCCCCTGCCATCCAGCCCTTGGACTTGGTTTTGATGGCAGCAGCGTGTATAATCGGCTCCGAGCGCTCGCCTTTGTACGCATCTGTAATCCAAATCTGCCCAGAGTCTGGGTCTTGTGCAAAGAACACAGCAGCAGTACAGTTCCAGCCCACGTCCATACCGTACCAACGACGGTAGTGCTTGGGAATCTCGAACGGATCGCACTCAATGTCGGTACGCCCAAGGGGGTACACGTTACCTTCGCCAAAAGTTGGGATACCTTTAGCTACAGCGTCCCGCAACATGGCTGGAGTACCTTCCAGAATCTGCTTCTTGGCCTCTGCATCTAGATGTGGTACGTCATCCCATCCTGCCATGACAACAACACGGCTAGGGTTGTCGATACCCTCTTCCATTTCGATGAAACGCTCACTCTCTACGAACCTAGACTTTCGACTAAGGCTAAGAACAAGCGGAGTCAGCCCTTTCTTCGGGGTGAACGTAGTAATCATGATGCCGCCAGTGGTCATGGTACGCAGCAAGCACTCGCCGTACACATCCTCCGGGCACTCTTCGTCAAGCCACACTACGTCACGAGCCGTACCGAAGAACGATTCAACGCCACGGTCGTAAGACTTGAAGCCGATGGTCGTATAACCGCCCGAGACGTGGCGAATCTGTGCAAGCTCTACCCCGTTAGGCACGCCTTGCATAGACCACGTACGTACAATGTCATCCGCAGGGATCATGCCCGTGCCGGGCGCGCCAAGTGGGCCGAGCAAACCAACTTGGATAGTGTCTCGGGTAGTCGTCTTGTCTTTACCGGCTACCCAAATCTCTAGTGGCTTTGTAAACCGCTTGCCTTTCCACCACTTGGGGTACTTACCTGTGGCGTGACAAGCAACCTCGTACGCACCGGCAGTGCTTTTGCCGGCGCGGTTGGCCGCCATGAACACCCGTTCACGGTTGGTGTCACCTAGGTCAAAGAACAGCTTGTGCTTTGGGTACTTGTCAATAGACAGCGGGCCGTCTGGAAACCACTTAGCCATGCCAGACAGCGAGCGCCTTCGCTCAAGCTCTTCTACCTTGCGCTTTAGTTCGTAGACCTCTTCCTTGGTCACAGCCATGCGTTACTTCGCTCCTGCCATCTTTGAAAGCAGCGCCTCTACATCCCGCTGCAAATCCTCGTCACTAAGGGATTCAACAGGCTTGGAGATCGTATCTGCTACCTCACTCTTGTCCGCCCACCCGTAACGGTTCTTCATGTTCTGGAACCAGCCCGTGTAGTTGAACGCTTTGTTGTTGAGGTTGATACGTCCCATCTCCAGCCACCACGCCTTGGCTACGCCACGTCCGTTGTCCACGGCTTCTCGGAAACTAGGATCAGAACCGTACAAACGCTTGTACGCGGTCATTGGCATCTTGAGGGCTTTGCACACTTCTTCGTCAGAACATCCCTCTGCGTACTTACTGGCTACAGTAACTTCCCACTTGGCAGGCAGCTTCATGTGTTACCACTCCCCGGTAGACATACGCTTGGCAAGACGCTTGGCACGCTGACCCACCTGAGTCGCCCACTTGCTCTTGAGCATATTCAGGGCAGCTTGCGCGTAATCCCCCGCACAGATGCAAGCCAGCGTGTTCTTGAACCCGGCAAGGCGGGTAGCGCCCAAGTTAAATGACATATTAGCAACTACTGATTTACGGGGACCGTCCAGAGTGTCAAAGCACAGGCACACTTTACGCGCGTCTTTGATCGCTAGCTCCATGTCTTCGTCCAACCACTTGTCGGCCTGTTCTTGGGTAATGACGTCTCCCGGCTTTACACCCGCCGTGTGGCCGTAGCCGTTAGTCCACACACCCGCAGAGCACTTGTACGCCTTTAGGCGCAAGCCCTCGTCCCGCTTCAGGTCTTCCTTGAGCACAGCTTTCCAGTCCATATGGTTACTTCCCTTTAAGAACTACTACAACCCGATTAGCAGTGACCTTGCTTACGTGTGACGTGATGTGCTTGTTCACAGTAGTTACTCCTCAATGGAACCCGCGACAGAGAAGATTGTGTCTAGGTCCGGGCTTGTAAGTTGAAAGAACTCTGCCATGTGCTTGACGCAGACGTGTCCGCGATGTACATACGGAGCAGTAAACCAGTAATCCCGTGCGTGGCCTTCTAAAGACAGCGTGTACGCTTCAAATTGCACACGCACCCCAAAGTCGCGAAGTGCATACAGGAACTGGTGCATAGCTACACGGGTAGGCACAACTTCCAAGCGCTCCCGTACCTTCCACGAATCGGGATCATCGGATAGTATATACCCGTACTGAGAAAGGTTTACGCCCGCCAAGTCGCTAGGAAACGATACGTGCGGAAACTCTTTCCGTAGTTCGGAGATACTGGAAAGAAATGTGTGGCCGTCCTTGACCTTCAAAAGCTTCATTGCTTAA